CACGTAGGTGAACATCAGTTCTGTGGTAGGTTCTTTGATAACCTAAAACCAGCTATTGACGAAGATAAAAAAATCAAATAAAGTGTGATATTTCAGGATTAGTGTGCCTGCCCTATAAACTAAATTTAGACAAAATTATGGCAATAACAAAGACTAAACAAGCAGAAGAATTTAAAGCTGGAGCATCACCTATTAAGTTAGTGGGTGATTACAGAATAAAAAAAGTAGATGATAATAAAAAAATAGCTGGGTATATAGACCCAATGTCAGAAAAAAATGACATGGCTATGGAGTTGTTTGGTAAACAATTAAAAGATCTAACAGACGATGAATTAGATTTGTTAGATGAAGAAATACAAAGATTAAGATCTAAGTTTATGGCCACGGGTGGTAGAGCACAATATGGTTTAGGTAGTCTTGTTAAATCAATTAAAAAAGCTGCTAAGAAAGTTGTTAAATCTCCAATAGGTAAAGCTGCATTATTATATACGGTCACAGGTGGTTTAGGTAATTTAGCAGGTGGTAGAACTTTCTTTAAAAACTTTATGAGTCCAACATCTTTTATTGGAGGAGCTTCTGACATATTTAAAGAAGGTGCACTTACAAATATTTTAAATTTATCTGGAGCTGAGTCAGGCAAGGGTGCTGTCCTAGATGCATTAAAAATAGGTGGAACTGGTGGAGTAATTACTGGTTTGTTATCTCAACAAGAGCCATTACCTGGTGAGTCGACTACAGATTTTGAAAATAGAAAAGCATTAGTGAAAGAACAACTTAACGTTCAGTTTAAAAGATTATATCCAAAAGGTGAAAATGAATCTGAAGAAGACTACGATATAAGAATAGACGCTTTAGTTCAAGATGCGAGTGATCAAACAATACCTGTAGGAGAGATGGCTGAAGGTGGACGTATTGGTTATGCCATGGGAGATAGTGCTAGTGATAACGCTATGCAAGCCTCAAGCATGGAAGGTTTACCTCTTAGAGAAAATAAAGCTGGTATTACAGAATTAGATTTAAGAAAATCTGGTGGATTTATACCACCTGTTGGTGTAAAAGAAAAAGCTGATGATATCCCAGCGATGTTATCAAATAATGAATTTGTATTTACTGCTGATGCAGTAAGAGCTGCTGGTGGTGGCAGTGTAAATAAAGGCGCTCAGAGAATGTATGATCTCATGAAAAGCCTAGAGAGTAGAGTAGTATAATGGCAGAAGTTCAAACAATACAAAATTTACCAGCTCCGTTTATTGAAGCAGCGGGTCAAACTTTTTTAGAACAATTACAAACTGCTATAGGAGAAGCAAAACAACAAGACTTAACCAAACTTTTTGGTCCACAATTTGTAGCTGGACCAAGTGCACTGACTCAACAAGCACAAGCACTAGCAGGTGGCCTTGGATCTTTTGCACCATTCTTACAGACTGCAGCGGCTACAACGGGACCACAAGCTTATAAACAATTTACATCTCCTTTTCAAAAAGATGTAATTGATGCAACTTTAAAAGAATTTGATATACAAGCTGCAAAAGGTCTACCAGCATTAAGAGCACAAGCTATTCGTTCTGGTGCATTTGGTGGTGGAAGAGAAGGTGTTCAATTAGCAGAGTTTCAACAAGCAAGCGACAGGAACCGAGCA